GAGAAGGCGCATGAATAATATTACAACTAAAGGCAACATTGGAAGCGAGCCTGAAATTAAGTTCGCGGGAGACCTCGCTATTGCTAGTTTCTCAGTAGCGCATACACCGCGCAAGAAAAACAAAAGTTCGCAAGCGTGGGAAGACGGCGAAACTATGTGGTATCGCGTTACATTTTTCGGCTCAAAAGCAGAGGGAATTGTAGATAACTACAGTAAGGGCGACTCAGTTTTATTGACCGGAATGCTCTCGCAAAGTACGTATACAAACAAAGACGGCAAAACAGTAACCGGCCTCGAAATTACCGGAACAGAGATTGCAAGAATAGCCAAGTCGCAAGCTGCAAAGACTAAATACGTCGAAGAGAAGGTAGAAATGCCTTCATGGTAATCAAAGAAGTCGAATTCACAGAAATGAGTTCTCAACAGGTAGCCGAATACCTCGGAATTACGATTAACAATCTACGGCAGATTCAACACCGCAAAACGCTGCAATGGAAGCGCAGGGAATGGCGTAATGTGTATTACGAGCGCGCCGAAGTAGAGGCATACAAGGCCAAGCGCGAACTGCGTAAGCAACGCTAATCTATCGGTATGGCTATCGTCATACCGGAATTAGTTTCGCTAGAAGACCTAGACGAAGCGATGAGCCACGTACAAAATATGCTGGCTCTACCGGGTATAGAACGGGAGCGCAGAAACATATTATTGTCAGCATTAGATGATTTATTAGACGCGCGTCTTGAGATTACACAGGAAGCAGAATTCTTGCTAAGGTTAGAGTCGGAGGCCTCAAATGCAAATACAAGAAGTGGCGCTAATAACGCTAAAGCCTTATCCAAATAACCCGCGTAAAGGCAATATAGATTTAATTGCAGAAAGCCTAGAAACATACGGCCAATACAAACCAATTACAGTCAATAAACGCACTAACGAAATATTGGCGGGTAATCACACTTACCAAGCTGCGCTCAAACTCGGTTGGCCTACGATTGCAGCGACATACGTAGACGTAGACGCAAACACAGCTGCCAAGATTGTGCTGATGGATAACCGGACTAGCGACGCGGGAGGCTACGACGACGGAGCGCTCTACGGATTGCTAGATTCATTAACAGATATAAACATGACCGGGTATACAGATAAAGACCTACGCGGACTCAAAGAATTATTCGACGCGCCGGAAAGTACGCTACGTAATACGGTAATGGGTAAGACGTTGCACGAATGGCAGGAAAGCCTCAATGACCGGACTACAAGAATTATTATGTTCGATTATGAAAAAGTGCAATATACATGGGTCGCGGAGAAGCTGGAACAATTCAGAGATGAAAACGACCTCGGCACTAATACCGAAGCGCTAATACGACTTATAGAAAAAATTTCAGGAGAGGAAGCGCCGGAATGAACGCAGTAAAAGTAGCGGTAGATACACTTAAGTCTTACCCTAAAAACCCACGCAAAGGCGACGTAAAACTAATTGCTGAATCATTAACCGAATACGGGCAATATAAACCGATAGTAGTCAATAGTGTAAATAATGAAATACTGGTCGGTAACCACACATACGCAGCTGCAAAATCGCTCGGGTGGAAAGAGATTGACGTAACGTATATTGAGGCAGACCCGGAGACAGCGGCAAAGATTGTGTTGATAGACAATAGAACGAGCGACCTCAGCGGATACGACAATAACGCGCTATTGGAATTACTGGAAAGGCTCGACTCGCTGGAACATACCGGATATGGCGATGATGAATTCGATGATGTATTGGCAAAGATTGAAGAAGAAAAAACGCCGAGCGTCAAAGAGGCAATCAAAACTAATAGCCTAGACGAGATTGCAGGGCAGATTGAAGGATTGGCAGAGAGATACAAGGCGGTAGATACAAAGGTATTCATGGTGGAATTAGAAAACCATGTCTATATCTGGACTATTGAGCAGCTGGGAAAGCAACGCCTAAAGAGCGGGGCGCAAAGCAACTCCGACGCGCTGGTAAAATTGCTGGAAGAAAACTACGGCGAAACGGCTCCCAAATGAAATTAGCAGACCTACCGGTAATTCGGGTAAAGCGCGTAATGAGCGCTGAGGAAGCAACGGAATTAGTCGGCGTAACGGTAATGGACTTAGAGCCTAACTGCCGCACCGCTGCGCTATTTATTGACGACGAAACAGAGGAGCCAATCCTCGCGTATATGCCGATGGAAGATGAAGTGAACCTGCTACGGCGCTCGGTAATGGGGATTAAATACGGAACTACAAAGCGAGCAAGTACGGGAATGGAAAACCAATCCCGGACATTCGGCATGGCTCCGCGCAAAGTGTTCCAGCGTAGAGAAAGCTGCCGCACTACAACGCTGGCTAACGAACAACCGGAAGAGCATGCAGTATTGGTAGCGTTTGCAAAGAAGTTCGGAGAAATGTTTAAAGAATTCGCACCGCACCTATTCGAAGCTGACGCGAAGACGCTAGAGACCAGCGGCATAAGCAACGAATGGAAGATGACAGACGATGCGCTATGGACTAGCGGAGTAGTAAACAAAGCCTCAACGCTGCCATACCACCGAGACGGATTCAATTTCGCTACGTGGAGTGCCATGCCGGTAGTAAGAAGAAATATGCGTGGAGGTTACTTACACTTCCCGGAATACGCGCTAACGTGCGCGTGCAGAGACGGTTGGGTCTTATTCTTCCCGGGATACAAGTATGTGCATGGAGTAACACCTATGCAAGAAACAGCGCCGGATGCATACAGGTTCTCAATCGTTTATTACGCATTACGGGGCATGAAAGATTGTTTTACGTTTGCAGTAGAGACAGCAAAGGGAGCAGAAAACCGCACAAAACGAGAAGACAAAATGGCCGAACAACTAAAAAACCCGGCTAACGCGTGGGAATAGACTACAGAAAGCCGGAATACAGAGAAAAGGTATTCCAAGACTTTTACGAATTCCATCTGCGCTACCGCTCTCACCCGGGCTGCGTGTATTACATAATGCCTTACCTCAAAGATAAATTGCAATGGAACGACGAAGAGGCGTTGTGGTTTGCGTTCCTCAACGGCAATACACAAAACCCGGTGACAAGTTACATATTGCATAAACGATTCCCGAAACCGGAACAGCATATAGAGTTAATTCAATTCTACATAGACAATTACCCGCGCCTAGAATTCGATACTGACCGGAGATACCATAAAAAGTCATTAGAAGACGCAATACACAGTTACTTAGCGCTCGTAAAGGACTCACAAAAGGATTATTGGCACGCGACAGCTGCAAAAGGATTTAGCGCGATGTGGCAGGGAGCAAGCAAGATTGCTACGTTCGGCCGGCTCAGCACATTTTCATACTTAGAATACGTACGGATTATGGGAGTACCGTTCGATTGCGATACGTTATTTATAGATGACATAAACGGGTCGCGCTCGCACCGCAACGGGCTATGCATAGTGGCAGGGTTAGATAGATACGATTGGCATAAATCTAACCCGGAATTCGACGGAAAATATGATAACGAATTGTTACAAGGGCTAGAAAACAAAGGCGCTGACCTACTAATTGCGGCTAAAGAACGCGCAAAGGGAAAACCATGGGAATATGACGTCTCGTACTTCACTTTAGAATCTACACTTTGCACATACAAGAGCTGGCATAGACCTAACCGACGATACCCGAATGTGTATAACGACATGCTGGCCGGGCGCATACAGAAAAACGAAGAGAATTGGCCGGAAGAAGACCTAAGTATATTTTGGCAAGCAAGAAAAGATTGCCTACCGGCGCACCTGCGTATAGAAGATAGCCCGGAAGACCTCGGCCTACACCCGATTAAACAAAACCATTACCGCACTACAGGGCAGGTAATTATGATGGATAAGGAATACCCGGAGTACGCTAACGATTACAATGACGCGGTAGACGAAGGCACAATAAAGGAATGGCTATGAACGATTCAGTATTCCCGACGCTAGGAATAAACAGAGAGAATACAAAGTGGGAAGACCACATGTATACGCTAACGCCGGTAGAATTACGCGACGGAATACATTGGAAAAGAGAAGATTACTTCGCGCCATTAGGTTACGGCGGCATAAACGGAAGCAAGCTGCGACAACTGCTACACCTGATAAGTCAATTAGACGTACCCGGGATTATCACCGGAGCAAGCGTGCTAAGTCCGCAATTAAGCATGGGGGCATTGGTAGCAAAGCATTACAGCATTCCAATTACCTGCGTACTAGGCGGCACAAAACCGGAGACAGCGATTAAACACGAAAACGTAGCCATAGCGCAAGATGCAGGAGCAGAGTTCGTGTTCGGCAAAGTGGCGTATAACCCGGGGATACAGAGCAACGTAACGAAATTGTTACAAACGCCGGAGTACAGCGGCTATTACAGACTCAATTACGGGATAACGGTAGACGATAACGCTACAGACGAAGACGTAAAAGCGTTCCACGAAGTAGGGGCATACCAAGTACAGAATATCCCGGAGGAAGTAACGCACGTAGCCATGACTGCCGGGAGCTGCAACAGCTGCGTCAGCGTTTTATACGGCCTCGCTAAGTACAAAACAAACGTAAAGAAAGTAACGCTATTCGGTATCGGTCCGACAAGGCTAAAGATGATTGAAAAGCGATTAATCAAGATTGAACGTGCGACCGGGCTAGTAATACGAGACAAGTACAGACGCAAGTACATGCACCATAAAGACCTAGAAGACGAACATCAGACTGACGGGCAAATACTGCTAGTACATTACGACCTGCACTCAACTAAGTTCAGTTCGTACGGCGACAAAATGCCATTTAGAAAAAGCGGGATTGACTTTCACCCTACATACGAAGGCAAGGCGTTACATTACATGGAAAGAAACCCGGGAATGTTCGATTGGTATAACGACCCTGACGGAACATCATTATTCTGGATTGTAGGCAGCGCACCGAAACGAGAGGCGATGAAATGGACACTATCTACCTAATAGGGCAGCCGGGAAGCGGCAAAACAACCCTAACAAAAGAATTCCAAAAGGATTGGGCTAAAGTAAACATGTATGACAAACCGTTCAAGTATCAAGAATATGAAGCGCCAAAACTAGGAAAGATTTACTCATTAGGCTGGGATAGACAACATTTCAGCGGTACAGACACACTAGGTAACACCGTAATTACACTTATGCCACAATTTTACGCGAGCGCAGATGCAACTATCTACGGAGAAGGCGACAGACTGGCAAGCCGGACATACTTCGACCTCGCAAAGTCGTACGGGAAATTGTACCTGTTCTACCTGAACACAGATAACGAGACGGCAGCTGCACGAAGAGAGGCAAGAAGCGCCGAAACAGGGAAGACGCAAAACCTAACATGGGCTAAAGGAAGAGCAACTAAACACAAAAACCTAGCGGAAGAGTACAAAGCAATTTACCTACCGGGGAATAAGACAAGTAGCGAAATTACTCAGATTATGGCAGACTGTTTATACAAAGGAAAAGGAAACGTATGAGCAGGAAAAATGCACCATCTCCGGCAGTATTGGAGAAGGAATTGAAGATAATTGAACTACGACGCGCCGGGGTAACGTGGGAGAAGATTGCGGCGGAGATAGGGTTCAAGAATGCTAGCGGGGCGTACAAGATGTACCAGCGAGCTGCAGAGCGAATGGTAAGGCCGAACCTAGAAGAGCTAAGAGATGTGGAATTAGACCGGCTGGACAGAATGCAGTTAGGGATATGGAATAAGGCAAAAGACGGCGAACTAAGAGCGATTGACACAGTATTACGAATACAAGACCGAAGAGCGCGGCTATTAGGCTTAGACGCTCCAACGAAGATACAGGCGGAGGTAACGGTATATGAGGGTCAGCAACTCGTTGAACACACAGCCCGAATTATTGAACTCATTAGACAATCTCGCGGCGCGCAGGGCAACGTGGGAAGCGGTTTTAGCGAGACCCGAGCAATTACCAACGACGGATAACGAATGGTCGGTATGGCTGTACCTAGCGGGGCGTGGAGCGGGTAAAACACGTACTGCAGCGGAATGGATAGTGTGGCAAGCGCTAACGCAAAATTGGACGCGCTGGGCGGTAATTGCACCTACGTTCGGTGACGTAAGAGA